GGCGGAAAGGTTTAGAGGCCTAAGGCCCCCAAGGTCCTACGTCTCGATACCCGCAGGGTACAAAGACTGTTCTCTTCTTCCAATCAACGCGGTCTCTCACAGTATATCCATGGGAGCCACCACCCGGAAGTTCGGAAAACCCGATAGCAAAATCCTCATTGGGCAAAGCCCAAATGGGAAGCTGGTATCTGGGTAACTGAACACCAAGGGATGACCACTCACGGCGTAAGAGGAGAGACATGACGGCAGCATCATAATTGAAGTACCTAAACCTTCGAGGGATAGGCACCCAAACATTGATAAACTTACCGTCCCATCCGTGCTTCCTTACGGCAGCCCACGAGCTTTCACAGTCGTGTACCACCGTAGAGATAATAGATGGGCCTCGTTGTTGGAATTGCTTCGGTAACTGATAGACCAGGTTCTTCCAGACTTTCCTGAGACTCGGAGTACGAAACCCCGAGGTGCCCAGGCGACTAGATAGAACGGTAATCTGGTTAACCAGAGTAAGAGTACCTTGATCATCGAGAGGCTCCTTCCAGTAAATCGGAGTAACCGAAATGCCATTAAAGGCATCTTGGCCACATGATTCCCGGAAAGGACCAATCGAGAATGTCTTCTCAGTATTAACTGAAAAGCCACAAAACTCAAGGACCCTAACGATTGTGTCAAACGACTTTGTAGGAACGATTAGATCGTCTCCATAAATGGAAACGTCATCATCTATTGAACTACAAAGGGCCCAAAACAGCAAACTTTCTAATTCGAAAGTATAGCCGTTACCCATACTAGACCACTTATGATAGTCCTTCCATTCCCCATCAAGGGAATAGCTCGGGCTACGAAGAGCGTTAAGCATGGTGGACCACGGTTCCGGCAATAAGTCCAGAACTACCTCGCGCGATACAGTGTCGGAAGCAGATGCCAAGTCGATTGTCGCATACTTACCAGTACGCGACGAATAGATTGCCAAAGCCTGATTTAAACCTTGATAGTCTAAGTTCACGCCAAAGTGCTTAAGTCGATTACGGATGTAACGACCTACGCCCTTTTGGAAGAAAACATTCCACCTCGGTTCAACAGCAATGGGTCTATCTGTCTTGGCACTCTTAGGAACAAATGTGACCGAGTTACCCCGAGCAAGCTCTATATTGAGCAAGCCCGTTCCGATGTTCCCTACAAAAAGCATACCCAGAGATGTTATCTCTGAGAATACGTTTAAGTAGGGGTAAGCACCGGGAGTAACACATCCTGGTTTTGACAATTTATTGTATGCGGAAGTCATTCCGCGTTCAGTAGAACCGTCTGCTCCAGGTCCGAAATCACAGAGCTCAGTCCATCCGTACAAATTGTCACCTAGAACTTTACCGATTTTTCTTCGAGCAAGGTGGAACACCTGTTCGAGGTCGGGGGAGAGTTTTAACTCTTTCCGACGGTAAGAGGACCAAGTGGTATTCGTAAGGCGACAAAGCTCTTCGGACTCAACAAACTTGTCCTTGGCGACCTGACGTCGATCAACCGCAACCGGAAGCCACTTAGCTTTACTCAAAAGCTTTGTTGCTTGATGGGCACGGAAGAACTTCTCAGGACATTCAAAAGCCATAGGATCAAGCTTGAGATTAGCTATCTCGTCCCACATCTTGTACCTCAAGAGTATTACTACGCTTAAGGCACGGGGGCAATCGAGAGCACCTAAAATCGCGTAAGCGACGTCTAAGTGACGATCGAGCTCATGCTCTTTCATAAACTCTCCAAATGGATGTGAGTCAGCTTGCTAAAGGCTGACCAGCAGGAACGTCCCACAAGGTGACCTCACTATTCATATATCCAAACTCCTCGTTAATCGACTTTCGGATGATTGCCCCACAAAGGGCAACCAGGATGTCATTAGTGGATAATGATGGATCCCGATAGCCGGGTGTGAACCCAGCGTTCAGGATCCATTTTACCACACTGATATCATCCTCCGAGATTCGAGCAGCGATGAAGTCATGGCTATCGATGTAGTGGCACCAAGAGGACGAAGCCGGGACATAAGTCCTGGCTCGAAGGACCATACCTATAAAGGCGCTGACTTCGACGTACCCGAAGTGGATCTCGTCGCAAGCTGCACATTTCGTGCATAAGCTTACCACGGTCTCACCATCGATACGACAGAGACCAGCAGCCTTCTCTAGGAGAAACCCTTCGGTCTTCTCGCATGCAAGGCAGGTGATGTTATTTCGAATGAACATTATCTTTC